GGTTAAATCCGCCGCCTGTTAGATAGGGATCAGGAATAAGCCCATTAATTCCAGTTAGCTTAGATAAGAATCTTAAAAATGTTCCACCATTTAAAAAATTAATTAAATCCAATGTGTTAGCAGGAACATCACTATCGTCTTTCCAATCACTACGCCATTTAATTTGAATCTTATCGTGATTACGCTTGTCCCAACTTTCAAAATTTTCATTGTTGAAGTCAGTTAGTGTTTCATTAATAACTTTTTCTGTAAAAAAATCATCTATAGCAATATAGTTAAACGGTTGCTTAGATTGAAATTCGTTAGAAAGATCTTCTAGATCAAATTTGTCAAATTCTACATATTTCTTTTTCATCAATTGTCCTTAGTTCGACAGTAGTATGTTAACAACTACGTCTGATACATTATTTTGATTGTACTCTTCAGGTATTTTCCAGTTCCTGTCAGCTGACTTCATTCTGTTAAAGCAGGCAACAATATTTTCTTTATCCAAGCCGCTAATTACGTTAGAGCCGCACCAAACTGTTTCTGGTCTTTCTGTTGTATCTCTAATGGTAATTGTTGGTATACCGAATAAACACATTTCTTCTTGAACCGTTCCTGAATCGCTAATTGCCATATGTGCATTTTTTTCTAAGTTGACAAAATCAAAAAACCCCAAAGGTTCCGTTATTATAATGTTTGGATTATCAACTAAAATATTAAACTTTGCTAATTTTTGTTTGGTTCTAGGATGACAACTAAACACTATCTTATATTCTTTAGATATTTCTTCAAAACTTTCAAAAATATTAATCAACCGATCGTTAACATCAACATTTTCTGCTCGATGCGCTGTGGCTATAATGTAGTTATTTTTTTCAAGATTAAGTGCTGATAATATAGGAGAACTGTCTATTTCATTTGCATAAAAATCTATTACTTCTTTAATTGGATTCCCCGTGACAAATACTTTGTTGTTTGCAGCACCTTCACGCAATAAATTTTGACGGCTTAACTCAGTATAAGGTAAATTTATACTAGACACGGCATCAATAATTTTTCTATTCTTTTCTTCAGGAACTTTAAGATCATAACAACGATTGCCAGCTTCCATATGATAGACCGGAATGCCTAATCTTTCACATATAATTGCTGCTAGGCCTGAATTGGTGTCGCCCAATATCAAAACTTTATCAGGCTTAAATTCGTTTACAAATTTTTCAACACCTACAAATGTATTACCAATTTGTTCTGCAAAGGATACAGATTTATTGTCAATTACATAATCTGGGTTTCTTAAACTCAATTCTTTGAAGAATACATCATTTAAATTTTTATCATAATTTTGACCGGTATGCAATATTTTATGATCAACAATGTTATCAAGTTTAGGAATAATTCTAGATAGTCTTATAATCTCAGGTCTTGTTCCTAAAATTGTTAGAACCTTAGTCATTTGGAAATACCCCAACAAAATAATGGCAAAGACTAGGTAAGTCTAATGGTGTCCAGTCTGTAAAATCTTCTTTATGCCAAAGACTTTTATGTATGTCAAAAGTATTACCATAGCACCATAATCTTGGATCATTTACATTTTTATGATTATCATCCCAAATTTCTTCTAACGGAGTCAATAATACAATTTTTTTAGTGGTAAGAGTTTTCACAGAATCTAAAAGACGAATGCCTGCATCTTTATCAAGGTGTTCGATAAAATCTATCATTAAAACATAATCAAATTTCTCACCGCCTAATAAGGTGTTTAGATCAACAGTTTCTAGGTCTGCTACAAAATCTGGATTCACTGACTCCCATGCATCAATTGTGATAATTTTGCTACATCTGTCTTTAAATGGATCTGAATATAATTTCGGACCGCATCCGAGATCTAAAATAGAATCTCCTTCTTTAACAACGGAGTGTAGATATCTCATTAGCTCGTCGTTCGATGAAGCTCGTTTTCCGTTTATATTGTGTTTCATTTAATATTGTCCTTATTATTAGCTCTAATAGTGGGGGGAACAGATGCTTGCAATTTGGCAAGTAATTGTTGATTATTAACAGTTGCTGGCGGCGCCAGCGGGTTATTATACATTTTAGGGTGCCATTGATGTATAACATACGGTGCTTCAACAAACGTTACATTTAATTTTTTATTTTTAATTCTTTGTAAAAATTCGTCGTCATCATAACTATGACCGAAAGCAAATTCTTCGTCAAAACCATTTAATTCACACAAGTTCTTCCTAGTAATTGCCGAGGTATAGTGATATCCCACTGGATGGTGAACACTATGATTAACCCATTTTGTTTTACTAGATTTTGTTCCGCCTACATCTATTGTACCGCCTTGATGTAGAATTCTTACATCGCCTTTGTTACATGCCCAGCAATGAAAGGTTAGATAATTGTCATCAGTTAATGTTTGATTCACATATGAGATTACATCGCCTTGATGACAGCACTCTGGATTTTGAATAATAATTTTGTCACCAGAACTTTCACGGAATCCAACATTATACGGCACACAGGGATTAAACCAAGTCTTAGATCCTCGATCTGACATTTTAATTATTTTAATATTCAGCGACGGAAATTCACTAGGAACAGTATCTAAACTGTTTTCTAAATTGCTAAAATCATCTACAATTATTACTTCAAAGTCTTTTTCCCGACTTTGAATAAATGTTTTTAGAGTATGTCTTAATAATTCTAATCGATTATAATATGCCATTACTATTGATATCATGATAGTTTTACCTCAGCCATTATATATTTGTTTCGTTGATTAATCACATTAACAATTTCTACGCCGTCTTCTTGCTCGGGCATATTAGTCTTTTTGTATATCACTCGCAAATCCATTATAATTCTCGTATTTGCATGTGAATGTTTTAATATCAAATCTTTATAAGTGTTTACAGGATAGTGAAAACCACAAGACACCCACGACGTAATCAAATCAAATTTAACATCTTCTGGAATATTAATATTATTGCAATCAATTAAATGATATTTTTTAGTGCCTAATTTTTTTAATTCTGCGTCTACCTCTGACAATGGATGATAGAATAAGAAATCGTTAGCTGTCTTATTATATTTTCCAGTTGATGCTTCGGGAGATTTAGAGTCGTTATCTTTAGTATCGCCGTCTAACAACCACAGCTCGGAATTATATTTTTCATTGAACATTCTCGATTCCCAAGCAAGCCCGCAGCCAATATCTAAAATCTTCATTGGTGCGCTGCCTAAGAATTTATCTAGAATTTCAAAATTTTCTTTCTTGTGGCTTTGATATAATTCTGTTTCCCAGAGCCCGCCACTGCCTAACCACTGTTTTGTCATTTTGAATACCCCACAGTTTCACGCTCAATGTCATCGTGATCAAATTCTGCCCAATATAATTCAAATGCTACACAGTCTGTGACTGCTTCAAATTGATGATATTCGCCCGGAGCAACCTTTGTATATTCGCCTGCCTTTAACAAAGTTTCGTCTACGAGATCATAATTGCCTTTCCATACACGAATAATCATTTCACCGGACTCGACAAAGAATCCATTCCACTTGTATTTGTGTTTATGCTTAGAACATACTCCACCGGCGTTGGCTTCAATACGATGAAATTCTAATACACCGTTGGCTTCTAACAATTCTGTCTGTCCCCATACTTTTCCTGCTTTCATGCTATCTCCTTAATGTGTGTATTTAATCAGATCAATTTATGTAATTGCAAAACTTCGCTTTGTCTTGAAACTTCTTTGACAAAGAACACGCAAGGTGGATTGACCTCCTCGCTGAGCGGCACAGTTAATAATTGTCCGTTTTTCATCTTAGGAAAATACCAACGCACATCCTGATAGATATTAACAATTTCTATAGGCATATATTCTGCTCTAAAGCCTTTGATCGGATTAAACACTAGTGCGTCAAATCCACGCTCATTGATACTAGTCAACGGTAACACTTCGGGATCAAGCCCACAATCTTTGTCACCTACTACCATGCACCAATCCAAAGGCATTTGCACTTCATAGCCTCCTATGTTCAGCACTATAGCCGGTGAATTAAACGATTCTAAAAATATCAAAGGCATGAAATAAAAATCTGGATCCTGTGGATTTGAATTATCCAGCACCGAAAATCTTGTATCTTCGTCTACTTGATCCGGCAATTCGTTTAGATCAAATGCTTCATTGTTTAGTGTGAGTATTCTCATTTTAATTTTCCTAGTATTACGTTTCGGTGATCAGCATCCCATGCTAAAATGTCATAGTTAAAATTGATCTTACAGAAATCAATTGCTCTAGTATCACTGTTTTCTTGTTCTACAACCAACAGAGGATTGTATTTTTTAATGGTGTTAACTGCACCTTGTAAAACATTTAATTCGTATCCGTCTACATCAATTTTAATATAATCAATATCTGAAAAATTAAATTCATCTATAGTGTATAGCTGTTCATCATACCACTTTTCTTGCGGTACTTTTCCAGCAGTTATACTTCCACCACCGCTTACCTTTATAATTTTATGTTCTTCACCCAACGCACATTTAAAATGTGTAATTTTAGATAGGTCAACATTTTTATGAAATAATTTTCTTCTTCGATAATCAAAACAAAAAACATGATTAAAATCTTTGTGAAGATATCTTGTATATTCGCCGTCTCTACAACCAACATCTATAGCATTTCTTTTTTCTGTAATAAAAGGAAGACTAGCTACCCACGTTTTTTTACAATGGTGATTAGGGAATTCTTGTGTGCCATCTGGGCTAAAGAAAAAATCAGTATCGTAAAAATCCCAGTTAAATGTGTTTTCAGAAAACTGAGTAGGTTCAAGAGGATGTATCATATATTAACCTTGGTAATGGTAAAGGGGTATTTGGCCTCTTTATAAAACTTTTTTCTTTCTGTTAGGTGCCGCTTGGCATATTTGCAGGTGCTGGTAATATCCCAGATCTCTACGTGATCTTTGTCTTCTGCTTTTCTAATGCCTCGCCCAATGCTTTGTATAACACGGACAAAGCTCTTTCCGGGTTCAAGAAGAACCAAATTAAAAATACGTGGAATATTAATACCCACAGCGGCCACACCATAAGTCGCCAAAATAATCTTGCCATCACTTGTTTTAATTTCATCATATTCTTCCTTGCGATCATCGAGTTTCATACCGCCGCTGACAAACACTGCCTCTGGTATTAAGTCAATTAATTTTTTTCCTGTATCGATTCTGTTAATTAACACCAGAGTATTACCGGTAGCAGATAACGCAGTGATCTTACCGGCGATCCATTGTAGCCGATTATCGTCTGTGACAAGAAATGAGTATTCGTCCTGGAATGAATTAAACACCTGCACATCTGTGGTCTGTAACACATTGATATTCAATTGTGCTAACACACCTTTTTCCTGTAAATCATACGCAGATACTTGATTTATCACAGGACCTATACTGGCCAATATACCTTGAAACTCCCACTGTTCTTTAGGCACAGTTCCGGTGAGTCCCCAGCGTATGGCACAGTTACGAAAGTTTTGTGTCAGTAGTTTGGTCAATACTTCTGCCTTGGCTTGATGCACTTCGTCAACAATGATCGCGCAGACTCCTTCACAGAATTCTGCCAATGTCATGGTGTCGTTGTCATAGCTTTTCTTGTCTAACACATTCAAACTTTGCCAGGTGCATATGGTATGTGTCTTACCTAATTCTTTTCTATCTCCGAAGTAAACACCAACATCCAGGCCTAGGTTCTTGTAATCTTCTTCAGTTTGAACCACCAACGATTTATTAGGAACAACTACCATTGTGCGACCATAAGGTTCGCATAGATGGCTTAAAGTTGCTGTGGTAATTGTTTTTCCAGCACCAGTGGCTACTTCTTGCAAGGCCTGAGGATTCTCTAAAAACTTGTTGATTACCTCATACTGATAGTCTCTTAGAACAATAGGTTCTCCTGCCTGTTGATGTCCTTTGGGCCAGACTTTGCCTTTGTCGGCCCAGTAATTTTCATCGATAGCAGCAAATTTTAATTCCTGATGCGGTCTAAGATCTTCGACTTCGATGTCATAACCTTCATCATCAATTACTGCTAGAATCACATCAAGGTGTGCAAGATATCCACTGCCGCCAATGTTAAAATAAGTTTTAGTTCCGTCCCAACGTCCTAGTTTATAGGCCGGCATGTGTCGGGCATAAGGTAAATCGAACTTTAATTTATTGACAATTTTCCGTCGTGTTTCAACTCGTAGCCCTTCTACCTTGATGTTTACTTCGTCTTTGATTGTTAACTTACAGTTCAACAATTTTTTGTCCTTTGGTTTCTGTTGGTCTAGTATCACCAAGATATATCACACAGGGATGACACATAAACCAATCCCGTGCCATGGTATTTGTTGGTGGGAAAATGTTATTTGTTACTACTAGTGTAACATCATTGCTTGTCTTAAACAACCACTTAGCCGGCTTTGATTCAAAAATTAATATCCTACCAGTTTCGACTTTGCCGCCAACTCCTGCAACCTTGATCCAGTCATTCAGCCCAGTAGTGGATTCTTTGTTTTCTCTAAAACACACCTTGATTTCTTCACGATCAACTCCACTTTTTTCAGCATCGGCTACAAAACTTTGCAGCCACGGCAATGTGGCGCTGCTTCGATCTAGCAATATACATATTTGTCCGGAAAAAGATTTAGATAACTCAAAAAAATCTTGATTGGTTTTCAACCAGAAGCTGTTTTCTTGGCTGGCTGCGATTTTTTCCACTAAAGTATGTGGTTTTTCTTGGTATAAAAACCCCATACTTTTAGCTAATAACAAATCTTTGCTGATGTTACTAGTTTTATTACTTTGCCACCACTCCGCTGTTTCGTCACTGGCGTTTTTCAATTGAACGCCATTTATATCAACTTCGCTGTAAGGTGTAGCATCCTCAGAATTTTGCCAAATTTCTTCTACATCCGACAACACGTTCATAAAAGTATCGTCAATTTCAAAATTATGCTTACAGACAAATTCATATAATGTGATTAAGTTATACTGATACAAATCTAAGCGTCTTACCTTATCATCGGGATCCCAAAAGCTGTAAGCGTAAAGAGTTTCTCGACGTTCAATCTCATCTTCAAATTCTTTTTTCAGCTGATACGGAAATTTTAGACAAATTTCCAGTTTGTTTTCACGCAGTTCTACATATATTTTTTTACTGAGATCCAACACTCTAAACGGCTTGCGCCATTTGAGATCTTGTAGTTGCGACCTATAATCAAAACCTGCCTGAGCAGATACAATCTTGTATTTTTCCAATAATTTTATGAGAAAATTCGCCTGATTTTTGGTCAGCTCACCGCTGTTGATAATTTTTTCATGAAAACTTGAGATGGGTGAAAAATCTTGACCTTGTATGGAGATTTTTTGTTGAGCAACAAGTTTATAAAACTCAACAAATATGTCTTCGGCAAATTCTGATGGTAACATTATTCAAGTATACAGCCTTGATTTCTGGTTGTCAACTGAATAATCTAGAAATTGGTATGCCTTGACGTATTTCGTCCACGGTCCACTCGGTGTGACATAGTTTTAAAAACCATTCAGTTCTGTCTGGCACATAGGGACTGTCTAATTCTGACCATTTGATGCTGAGATCTGCAGCTAGACTAGACGAATCACACATTATAGGAACACCATTTATGGCTGCTTGAATAGCTGGTCCGCTGTTATGGTTGATCACGCAATGATAATTGTAAAAAATATCAAAACTGTCATAGGTATCGGGTATAAGCACGGGTCTTTCTACCTCCACCCCAGATTGCTTGAACGGAAATGCTGACCGAGGATGATATCTCACACGGATTCTTCTATGAGTATGTTGTTTTATTTTTCCAATGGTGTCTGCTACCCAGTCTTTCATGGCAGGCATTCCTTGCCATTGTAGACTTTCTTGATGTTGGCAGGCTATTAATATTTCGCCACGACGTGTGGTGGCAATTGGCTGCAATTTAACACCTAATTTTTCAGGTCTAGTTGGATCGAGATTGATATCGTTGCCGAATCTGCCAAGATTGTTGATATGGTCGAGACTGATGCGCCAAGTTTCGCCTCTTTTCAGATTTCCTACTTCTATGATCATCACAGATTTGCCTGATTGTCGACACTGTTCGTAGATTGTTTTATTTGAACGCATTCTACCGGCCCATAGCACAGACCAAATCACAGACACGTCTTCGTTGTCATGCACAATGGTATGCCCTAGTTGTTTTAAACCTTGTTCTAGAGCGTCAAACACAGGAGGACTGTTTAACGCACCGTATTCTCGATATAATTTGAAGCGCATAATGTTGATAAATAATCTACGTAGTTAATACTGCCATATATTTATAGATCATGAATAAGATTAAAAAAAGACTGAGTAAATTGTCAAAAAACGCAGACAATGCGTTGGTAATTGGTGCCGCATTTGGTCAATTAGAACAACTGTTAGACTTATATTCAACAATTTTTGTTGTGAACGAAGACAACACAGAACTAAAAGCAAAAAATCTCATTTATAGACAAAGCATTGACAGATTAGATAGCATTGTAAATGTCAGGGCAGTATTTTTTGACATCAAACACATCTCTAAATTAGAAAGTCTGCAAACATTTTGGAAGAAAAATAATTCGTTGATATTCATTGAAGGCGGCGACGCTTTGCCTAGGGATCTATCAACGCCGTTATACGATTCAGGGTGGCGATGCACCAGTCTCCAAGGAGCATTTCACGTATGGGAAAAACAACAATGAAAATAGCAGTAGTAACAACCTTTCACGAAGACGGACTTAACAAATATGCACAGCGTATGATCAACACCTTCTGCGAGAACTGGCCTACTGAGGTCATACTTCATTTATATCCCGAAAAGTGCAACCCTGCGATCCGTGATCACAGTCGTGTCACACTGAAACGTCTAGAAGAAGTTGCAGAACTAATGACTTTTAAAAACACATGGAAAGATGTGCCTAAGGCCAACGGCGATGTGTCGGCGGATCCTGTGAGATCTCTAAGAAAAGATTCAGGCAAAGGATTCAAATGGCATGCTGTGAGATTTGCACATAAAGTTTATGCCATATTTGATTGTGTCAAAGAAACAGATGCGGATATTTTAATATGGATGGATGCAGATACTATTTGCCACAGTCCTATCACCATGACCGATCTATACAAGATGATTCCCACTGATAGTGAGCTGTGCTATCTGGGTCGAAGGGGCAAATATTCAGAGTGTGGTTTGTATGCAATGAATCTACGATCGCCTAACATTCAACTTTTTCTCAAAGAATTTCAAAGAGTCTATGATCAAGCCGAACAAGGAATTTTTCAGTTAGCTGAGTGGCATGACAGTTTTGTGTTTGATGCGGTACGAGTAAAATTTCCGCAGATGCGACAACTAGATTGGGCAGCACACTTGCATGACCTACGTCCAGCACCAGGAATGACGTCGGGCGAAGGACACCCATTAATTAATAGCCAATGGGGCGCATGGCTGGATCACCTCAAGGGTGGTAGAAAGAAATTAGGTCGTAGTAAACCTGAAGATCTAAAAGTTCAAAGAACAGAAGCGTATTGGCGTTAGAGATACTGTTTGAAAAATTGCCAAGCTTCTCCGGATCGAAGTTCATTAAAATTCCAATGGCACATAGATATCTGTTCAATCCATGATTTTCTCTCGGGCATCTCGGGATTTTCTAATCGACTTAAATCTGTATTCGCTACTTGGTAACTTTGACTACGCTGTGGATTATGATCTGTAAGAAATGCCGGAACTCCTTCAATAATACTAGCCACGCTTGGACTACTGTTGTATACTACTGTGGCCCATGCACCTCTTAAATCGTCGACTAATCTTTCATTAACACTTAATCGTACACCTTTGCCGTAAATTTTTAAAATTGATTTAATTTTTTTATCTCCGGGGTGTGTTCGAACAACAATCTGACGTTTTCTACTATGCTGTCTAATTTGTGCAATAGTTTGATCTAACCATGTCTGAACATCTAGCCCACCCATGCTCCACCCACCGTGTCGCTGTAGGCAAATCAATATGTGCTCTCCCTGTGTTCTCCAAGGCTGCAAACTTATGCGTAAATCGTGACTAATTTTTTGCCAACGTCCAGGATCGATATCTCGATCAAAGTAAAATCCAGTAGTAGGAAAAACTCCATCAAAACTGTATCTCAGATAGGTTTTGGTATTATTCGGATCAGCATATAAAAACAAATTGCTGTCTACGATTAAACTTCTCCGATTGTTTTCTTTCTGCAATGCAACGGCATCTTGTCTCAATTGAAGATGAGGAGCCGATTTACCATGTTCGTGAACAAACCCCTGTATCAATGCTACATCACAAGGCACAGCATTCATCCCAGTGTGTGCAATGGCATGATCCCCGGACGATTTCACTCCCTGCAAAAAATTATCCAAGATCAAAGGTTTTTCTGGATTCTTGTTTGTAGGCGGGATTCCACCATAATAGGCCACAGCGGTGATGTTAGACACTGTGATATTCCTTTACTATATTGTATGCAGTTCCGTCCATGAGTTCATTGTAGGTAAACTGACAATAACTAAGCCATGCTAGCCAATCGCCAAGCGGGCCATAATATAAATCATTGATCTGTGCTAGATTATTTCTAGTAACAGAGTTACTAACATGTTTGTCAAGAGTGATAGCAGGAATGCCTGCCCAGATAGATTCCACAGCACTGTTTGAATTGATACTAACCGTGCAATAGTAGTCTCCATCTAGCAGTGTTTGATAAAGACTAGTGCGTGTTTTCTTATTAGTTTTAGATCTAATTTCTATAGGTCTATCTGTGTGTTTTTTCAGTTCATCGACGATTTGTTTGGTCCAAGATTCCACATCTACATGCATGATGCTGGCTGCAAACTCGCCGGGCTCTACCACTAATATTTTTTTGCCAGTGTTACGCCAAGGTCTAGGAAATTCTGTGAAATTTTTCAATCTATCTGCAGGTGCAACAAATTGATTATTAAAATGCAGGTGATTTCTTGTAAGCCTATGCCATTTTTTATTAGATTCAACAAAATTAGTATACCCGCTATCTATGAACCAGAACGGAAGATGATTATCAATTTTATCTACAATGATATTTTCATTGCCTACTGTGTTTCGTAATAGACAGTCTTCTGCGCTGTTCAAGAAATCTCTGCGACGAATCATAGTTGCTGTGGGATCAATTTGTAGTCCAACGGTTTTGATAAAATATTGTTGATCACTATTCATATAGGCGTCAATGATATTTTCAGCACCTAATTTTTCTATCACGTATTCAGCCTTTTTGTGTATTTGGCCGAAATAATTTTTTCTGTAATTTTCTAAAACTGTGTTGACTTTACTGCGCCATTCTATAGCATCCGCAGAGACTCCCCGCCATAGTTTTTCTTTAAACTTATCACGGAATTTTTCAATATCAAATTTATGATGATCTCTTTTTTCGATGATAAAGTGTATAGCTTCTGCAGTTTTACGCTCATCTAACTCAATGTGTGCGCAATGATCTTTTAAATCTATCAGACTGATAAGATAGTGTGCAAGTTCTTTGTCGTTTACTAGTAATTTCATTGATTTAATATTTTCCAGGCTGTACCGTTGGTAATTTCTTCTTGGGTGAACTGGCCATACGCCAAGGTCTTACACATTTCGGTTATATTTTCTGTCGAAGGTTTGAATGGATTTCCGAGTGTGGATAGATCGGTAGATGCCAGAGTGCTGGCTGCGCAAGGCACCGAAACAAATGCCGGGATGCCGTATAGCACACTTTCCAATGATGCTATGCTGTTGAATGACACCGTGGCGTAAACTCCAGAATTAAATGCGTCGTAAATTGAATATCCATGTCCCCTTTCACTTCTTGATCCTTTCGCCCTGATTTCAATCGGCAAATTAGAATATGTTTTTATTTTTTCAGTAGTTTCTTTAATCCATGTATCACAATCAATATCAAAATATCTACAGGCTTTGGGATTCGGCAATACCAATAATATCTTTTTATTAAAAGGTTTCCAGCCTTTCCAACTCAATCTAGGATCTTGGTTAAGAAGATTGATCCATCGATCGGCGGGAACTGATTGAGGGGTAATATGTTGTAGATCATTTTTTACAATTCGGTGCCACCATTTTTTACCTGACTTGTTTCCTACACTTGGAAAATTACCTACATAACCAGTATCTATGTAATAAAAATCTCTGTTCGTCTTTTTGCACTCTACTATTTCGCTTTTGCTTGTTACCCCACGAACAACCATAGGGTTATCAATGTTGGACATATCCGTAGTACAAAAATGATTCGACCCTACGACCAGAGATTCTTCTAAAGATAGTTCTTTCATAATGTTAATAACATCTCCATGGCTTTGCCGTTTCTCAATTCTGAATTATGAAACTGCCCGTATGACAAATGACAGGCCCACGCATATAATTTATCTTGGTCGGGATAGTAAGGTTCGTTTATTTTAGATAGATCCTGCAAACTAACAGGACTAGCTGCATTAGCCGGTGCTAGAGTAAATGCAGGTATTCCAAGGAATACAGCTTCTGTAGCTGCTACACTGTTGAATGTAACTAATGCAAATACATCATCATTGAGGGCCTGTTCTAGTGTATCGTTAACTGTTCTATCTAATCTTTTAGGTGCCCGCTCTCTAACTACCACAGGTCTATCTGTGTATTTTTTTATTTCATTTACTGTATGTTCTAACCAAATATCTAGATTGTAGTCATAGAATCGCATGGGTTTTTCATCTGGTTTCGCTACTAGTATCTTTCTTCCATCTTTCTTCCAGGGCTGAAACTTTTTATTAAAATGTTTAAATCTATCATCTTTTCTTGGCACGATCTCGCCATGTTGTAGATTGTTCTTTACTATACGATGCCAATTTTTCCAACCATTGGGATTTGAATCAGTTCTCTCATTGCCAAAATATCCCGTGTCTATATAATAGAAATCACGACTATCTTCCCAACATTGGTGTATCCACTTTTTCTTAAGTATACCTCTTAATACAATAGGATCAATACTGTCGTTGTAATTAAAATCTTCAGTTGAAGTTGTTCTAGTGTTGCACCCCTGTGCAAACATGTTAATATATGGATCTTTGCCGTCTTTGCTTAAAAAGATCATAGACCGTGCTGTAGACAATAATCTACGTAAATTTTTTCTCTATGCCATTCGTTGGAGAAATCACCCTGGTCTGAAAATTCATGGAAGCAAGGTGTTCCTAGGGTATAGTGAACTAATTTTGCTTGAGGGTTCCACTCGTATTCAATATCCAGCCAGTTCCATTCTACTGGAAGTTCGCCGACTAAGTCGTCAGTAAGCCATGTAAATCTATGTACCTGTGCTCCAGTGGCATTTTGTATAAACTCCGGAGTAACCACAGCATTGGCAGGGTGCCCACAGTTCCAAAGTATCACACTAGACCAATTTTTACAAGGATAGTCTTCGTTCTTGGCACCAAGATACTTTTCAGACATTTTAGTTTTGTAGTCGTGTTTAACAACCATAACTGCTTTTGAATTATCTCTTAATGCCCATAGTTTTTCAATGTCGTCACGCAATAACATATCGCCGTCCATGAATATTGCCCAACCTTTATATTGCATTAAGTGTGGAACAAGGAAGCGACTGTAGATAAAATGATTACTACCGTCGGTGTGTTTTTCTTCGTAGTCTTTTAATATGTTCAATGCCAACGGGTTAATACTCACTGGATGACTAGAATGTCTAATAATACTGTTTGAACACACATGGTATGCTATGGCTTCTCGGGGATCATACCCAATAAAAATTGGAATCATTTTCTTTCTATATCCTCTTCTATGCACTGATCTCCGTATTGTATTTCTACAACTTTCAGAGGCTGATCGGTTTCGTTGCATAACTTATGCCATTGATGCTTGTTGATGTGTATATGTTGAAATCGAGTAAATTCACCTAGCAGATCCATGTCTGTAGATTGGTCAACAGTATAGACTGTAGCGATGCCTTCAGACACGAACCAATGTTCTGCTCGATTTTGATGGCGTTGCATGCTGAGACAGGTTTTAGGTAATACCGTAAGTTCTTTGACTTTGACTTCTTGACCTTGTTCATGCAAGACACGATAGTATCCCCAGGCCCTACCGGTCTTAGGAGCCTTCCATTCTTGAAGAATCCACGAACTAGAATTCATTTTATTTTCGCCGCCCACACCAAATACAAATGACAAATTGGAATCTACAACATCCATCTCTGGAATGTTATCTTTGGTCCTATCGCCGCCATTGGCAAATATCAGTTTGGCATCGGGATAATGTGCTCGCACTTGTTGAATAAAATGTTTTGCTGATCCGTCATCGTCATTAAAGGTATAAACTTCGTCAACCATCGATAGATTATTGATGATGCACAGTCGTTCGTTCCACGGCATAAAGGCCGCGCCTTTTTTACGGACAAGCCAATCGTCAGAATTTAATCCAACAATTAACATGTCTCCTAGAGTTTTTGCAGCTTTGAAGTAGGCAATGTGCCCGGAATGTAGGGGATCAAATCCACCAGTAATTAAAACGATTTTCATGCAGATATTTATCTGCGTATATTATCTAGTATTTAAAGACTGGCGTCTTCTAGTCCAGATACTCGTAGTTTAACAATGTTGCTGAGATGCCATTGTTTTTGGTCAAGTGCTTTGATAATGCCCAGCCATTTGTTGCGTAGAAGAGCGAAATCGTTGATAATTTTTTCAAAGTCTACAACGTCAGCTTCACCTTCAACGAACTTTTCACAGTCCCTTGAAGATAAAGCTCGTTGATAATTTTCGAGATACTTGCGAAAATGTTGACTGCGAAGTCTACGAAGTTCAATATTTAAGTATTCAAGGATACCTTCAATTTCTTGAAGTTGATTAAAGCGTTCTTCCACAATGCCGGGCATCTGCGAACTTGCCTTCTCGATGTTACCCGCTATGCGGACATCTTGTTTTGCTTCGATTAACTCAGCTTCATAATAGGCCGCAGCATCTGGAATGTTGCTTATATCTTTACTAACCTTGTCGTACCAATTCATTTATTCCTCTTCGTCGTAGCTGTCTACATCTTCTTCGATCTCTTCACCGTCGATGGCGTATGTGATAGCTTCGTCAAGAAAAGGATCTACTCCTTGCAAACTGTCTAACACACTTTCTTTGATACCGTAGTCAAGCAATGTGTTTACAAAATCAGTGGCCACATCCGGTCTTTGTTTTTCAGGAATATGTCCAATTACCACGTGCCACAGGTCAGCGATTAAATCTTCTTTCATTGTGCTTCCTCCAAGTCTGGTTCAACTGTAGTAGTTATCTCAGATGTGGAAATTTCACCATGTTTGGAAATATCTTCCATGGCAATGTCTAGGCCGTCTTTCTCATTACGTTCCCAAGCCTTGCGGAACTGCTTGATGATCTCGCCGTCTTTGGTAGTGTAGACAAGGCTGTTACCTTCTTTCTTGAGCATGCCTTTGGCTTCGAACAGGTCGACTAATCCACTATATGGACTCATACCTGTTTCATAAGGAATCTCGACCTGCACACTTTCAAACGGCTTTGCATAACGAGTTTTCATGATCTTACAAGCAGCACGAATACCTTGCACAGTTGTGGTCTTGTTGCCATCAGCATCGAGTTTCAGTTTCAATTTACGCATGGCAACCACGATTGAACTGGCGTAGATAAAGCCTTGACCGCCACTGATCTTGTCGTCTGGATCAAACATGTCTTGGCTTGCGTATGTGTGATTGGTTGCGACTAGACCAATACCTAGACTACCAAACATGTTTACACAATTACGAACCAGTGCTGTGAGTGCTTTAGGTTTACGGCCCATGTCACCTTTGAGATCCCCGGCTTGAAACTGGTTAACATCAGTGGGAGTCAGTAACATTCCAAGACTGTCAATGATGAACAATACTTTAGGACGCTCGTCTTCTGGCATTGTCTTGTATTCTGCAACAAATTCTGTAATAGTTTTTGCCACATCGTCAATCATGGCCATGTTAAGTTTCAACAACTTATCTGGACTTGTATCAACTTCAAGTGCGTGTAACCATTTCTCGTCAAGCGCATTTTCTGTATCAATCAAGATCGGAAAGATACCTTGTGCTTGTGCATTCTTAACTAGATTGCCTGAACAGATAAAACTCTTACCTGCGCCACTTTCGCCTGCAAATACTGTAACTTTACCTAGCGGAATACCACGTTTAAAGTCTCCGCTAATAAGATAATTTAATGCATAGTTGTTTGTACTGACCCAATCAGTTGGGTCGTTAAAGCCAATACTTAAACCGTCAATAGATTTAGTAATTGACTTTCTAAATTTAGAAATATCAAATGCTTTTGCCATATTAATTGTCCAGGTCCATTGCGTTGTATTCTTTGATTAACGCAATTAATTCTTCTTCTGTGTTGCAGACTGTTTTAGAATTCTTCCATTCTTCTTTTTTATCACGCCCGCTAATTTCAACCATCCAAGCATTATCATAACGATTGATCGTGATTGATTCGCTCACTTTTGTTAATTTAGTTAGTTTTGCCATTATTATTTTCCTAGAAATGAAAGAGAGTGCGAGATTGCCTCGCACTCTATGTTTAGTCTAATTACTTCTGACGATTGCGAATCATGGCAAGAATGTCTTGCGCACGACTAGCAGATTCTGTTGAAGCTGCCGGAGCGGCTGCTG